GATTCAATAAGTTGCTGCCCATTGCTGGTCAGAGCAAAATTATCGACGGTGATTTGTGGCGCGACCTTGAGCTGTTGCGTCTCTTGCGGCTTGGCACTACCGATGCCATACAGTTGCTCAGCGCCCAGATCAAAGGTGTGCGAAACCGTTTGCGCGAAAGCGATCGGCTGGGCGCCTATGAGTACTGTGGTTGTGTTTCCTGTCCGCGCCGAATAGGAAAGCTGGTTCTGGGAAAATGCGGGCATCAGTTATATTCCTCTCGGCTCAGTTGCCTTCCCAGATGACCGCGGTCGCGCCGCTGGCGGAAGCAATGCCATAGAACGCGTTAACCGGTGTGTTCTGGTCGAAGTAAAGCGGCAGTTGCGATGCGATCACCGGCACACCGTTAGCAAGGGTGACGCCCGACGTGGTACCAACATACATGGTCGTTCCGCTGGCGTTGGCGATGAGGAGAGACTTCCGCGTCGGATTAGCGGCTACCAACAATGACGGCGCGCCCGAGGCAACACCCGTCACCGTCTGGGTGACGGTCGCGCCATAGGGAAGCGCGGTCACGGCGCCACTGACACCGACGGTACCGGCAATGGCGACTGTGTTGGAAATTGCGGTAACGGTCATAATCTCAATTCCCTCTCATCAGGTCGGCGATCCACCAGTGGAAGATGCTGTCAATGTAATGTTCAACGGCAAGATGTTGACATACATCGGGATCATTCTATTCTGACCAACCAGAATTACATTCACGGTAATCCCGGCCGTCTGATTAGCTCCCGTATAGACCAATTGCAAGGTCGTCGGATCCCATGAAGATAGGACACCATTTTGATTGGTCTGCGAATAGATCAACCCGTTCAGCATTTGCTTGGCGGCATTCAGGACAATCGTCTCATTGAACGGTGAGGCGATGGTACCGACATAGGGTTGCAGCGCGCCCATCAAAGCATATGCGGCATAATAGCGGCAAGCTACCTGCTGATTGAACACATTTTCGGGGTTCGCATCGTCAAGCCAAGTCGTGAAATCAGAAAGAACCGTTGGAAGACCAGTGATCTGCGATACAGCAATCGGCATTACGCCGCCTTGCTGGAGTTGATCAATCTGCGACACCGTAAGCGCAATCTCAACGCCATTGCCAGTAAGCGATTTGTTGGTGAGCGGAGTCCCGGCGGATTGCCCGTCGCCATGCCAGCTACTGCCGCGGCTGCATAAAGCCCACCATGCAGTTCATTCACGCCTGTCTGGATATTCGTCCGATAAATACCGGGATAGACATAAGTCGCATTGATCTCGCTCATCGAAGCGGCAGCGGCCAATGTTGTCGAAATCGAATCACCGATCGACGATCCCGAGAAGAACCGGCGCCATGATTTATTGGTGATCGAACTCGCTGTCTGCACGTGCTGCGCGCCGAGCGCGATGACGCCAGACGCATTGCTGCCAGCGAATACCGCCCAACCTGGGACAGTCAAAGCGGCATTAAATCCCGAAGCATAATTCGCCGTAGTCGGTGTAACGCTCGTTGCGCCAGAGAACAGCGTGTAGGGGATATTCGTCGGAGCGACCCCCGATGAGGAGGTGATGCCGCTGGCGATGACCGCCGAAGCATAGCCGGACGCATACTGATTAACCCAGAAGACAATGTCGCCTAGCGTAGCGTTGACACCTACATATTGGTCGACACCGGAAACCGGAATACCCAGGGAAATACCGGACGCGGCATCCAGGCTCGATGATGGCAGAGCGCCATTCGACAGAACATAGGCGGAATAATATCCAGTTCCGCTCAAATACTGAACAACCTGTTCGACTGTTGCATAGGCTCCAAGATTGAGAGTCACTGATTCACCCGCATTCGGGCTATTCGTCTGGAAGGTGACCGCGTTGTTCGCGCCCGATGCAATGACCGAATAGGTAACGCCTGTTGCCGTTCCCGTATAGGCCAGGTTGAATGGCACACCAAGATTGACGCCCGTTACCGAAAGATTGGCGTACTGATCATAAAGTGAAACATTCTTGCCAGCCGCGGTGCCAGTTTGCAATTGCGCCTGCAATTGATTCGATGGCAACCCATAATTGGCCGACGTCAAATTGATGACGCCCGAGGAACCTGAGTTGAGAGTCAGCGAAGACTGCGTATTCGGCGCAACGTTAATGAAGGTGATCTGGCCGGCGCCGTTCAACTGCCCGGATGGATTGGTCAAGAACGGCACAAAGCCAGAAGCCGGACCGCCACGAATCACCGCGAGCAACTGTGCCGACAAGGTACTACCGGCGAAGGTCGTCGGAGTGAATGGCTTCAGGCCATAACTGTTACCGAGAAAGATAAGCGGCGGTGTCGCTGGCTGCGTGGAACCAAGCGCATTCGACACGTTGTCCGCGTAATAGGCACCGGGAAGAACGAGCGTCGAGCCATTGAAATTGACGTCAAGGTTGGGCATCGAATCACTCCCCCTTTACAGCGTTAAGGACGGCCAGCCAATCACGCTCGGAATGCTTTTCGCGCCCATGCGCATTACGCAAGAGCTTCACCCACACCTCGTCGGGGGTGCCCTTCAGTCGACTGATGAAGACCTCGACATTAACGGGGAAATCATCGTTGAGTTCGGCCTGGTTCGGCATCGTGGATTATCC